TTGGCCGTGGGCACCTTTTTCGTGCTTCCGGCTGATTTTTCCTTTTTCCATAAATTCCTCTTCCGGAAATTGAGTTTCGAGGTCAGCCGTTTGCTGAGCAATTTCAGTACTTTTGTGACCCACGTTATTTAAGGTTTCTTTGAATTGTGGAGCGTCTGGGTTAGCCATTTGAGAGGCCTCAGGTTGCTCAGTCACAGAGGACTCAGCAGCATCACCCAGTCGTTGAGCGGTTTGGTCTTCTTGGCTGTTTTGAAGATCTTTTACCGCACCCGAAACATCCTGACGGACTTCTTCGAGTTTCTCCCGGAGCATTTCAAGAGGGCTCTTCTCCACAATGAGTGTGGGTCCGAGTTCCTCGTCGAAAATGTCCGCCGGAGAGAGGTCCACGGCAAAATCAAAAACACCCTCACCCTCCGCAAACGAGAAAGGTTCCAAACCTTTTACCGCCGGAGGCGAAGCCCCCAGCAAAGCAAGGTGACGGGCTGTCCACTTGCCCTTGTGAGGATTGATTGCCGAATCGGGGGAGTAGAAAGAGATCGAAACCTTGCGGTAATGACCGTCTTTCACCAAATCGCGGGCTGTGTCTGTGAAAGCCACATCCGCATAAAGGTTACCCTTTTGTTTGGTAAAGCCCTTGATCCATCCGTAGGCAGGTGTGCTGTCATTGTCACCTGCGTGACCGATGACAAGCGGAGCCTCGTGAATGGTGGGATTGTACGTGTCGACAACCTGCTGAAGGTCCTTTTCAGAGAAGCTTCTCTGAACACCTTGAGCGGAGGTTTGATCACCCGCCTTGAAGACGTGAATGCGTTTCTGAAACACCGTGTTTATTGATGACCCATTGTGATGTTTTTACCCTTCTTTGCGAGACATTGCTACTGCCTCGTCTTCAGTGATTATTTCGTCACCGAAAGGTTTTTTTGTGGTTTTTTCTTCCTCACCTTCCTCCAGTTCTCCCTCTTCTTCGTCTTCAAACATACTTGTTTCCGGCTCTTCTTCTAGCAAAGAGTTGACAAGCGCGTCATAGTCGATTGACTCAGAATCATCAATCGCATCTGCTTGAGATTCTTCCGGAGTGGCCCCAGAGGGTTCGTCCATAACTGCTGCCGCATCGTCCAGATCTTGTTCAGCACCTTGTTCTTGTTGTTGAACAGGTTGACCATTTTCTCCTCCGAAAATAGACCCAAACAAATCTTGATCTTGCTGAGGATCATACTGAGTGGGTACGTTTTCATCCTCTCCTTCCTTCTTCTCCTCGAGCTCAACACGGAAGTGACGCTCGATCCACTCTTTCCGAGGAGTGAACCCAGACTGAATGAGGAGAGAAAGGTCGGGAACAGTGACTGAGGATTCCTCTATTCTGAACTCTCGGGTAAGGGAAGGAGCGGCAACGTCCGTGCCAAAGTTCAGATCAACGATCCAACGAACGAGACTTTGTGTCAGTGTGTGCGATAGCATTTCAGAAATCTCGCTCGCACGAACAACACGAATGGTGTTAGCAACCTGGGAAGATGCTCGGGAACCTGCTTCGGCTCTCCCAGCTTCATCTTCGCCGCAAATAACGAGGGAAATCTCTTTGTCGATGTAATCGATAAGGTTTTTGAAGATTTCAGGGGATCCGGAAGGAACTACAAACTCAAGTTCGTAACCTTCCGGCAGGATCATTGCGGTTTCTTGGGAGAGATTGGATAGGTGTCCGTAGAGAGTATCCAGTTCTCGAGTGCTCGCTGATAACGGTGCCTTCGCAACAGCTGTCGGCGTCGCGTAACGGTCGCCGAAGAGGACATAAGATTCGATGGCACGGCGCCGAAACTTGACGAGAGGATAAAGAATACGACCGAGAGCAGAACCGTATGGGTCGCCGTTGTGTTGAACATAGTAGCGACTGAGGATGAACTTCCTTTGAGGGAGTTCCACGCCTTCGAACATACGGTTGTATGTGAGGCAACGCATTGTGAACCCGATCTCAGCATCCTCGGACTCCTGGAATACGAAACGGCGTTGATCGCGCATGCGAACATCAAACGGTATCACACCTCTTTTTGTCTTTTTCCACATTACTTCACCGACAGAGAATCCAGCAATCATGGACTCTGCCATTCCTTTATAAATATCATCCAACGGCATCTCGGCGAGCACTTCCGCCACAAAATCCCTGACGGCGAGATCGCCAGGTTTATCCGAATATTCTTGAACGTACCAGGGTCGCGAAGTTACTTCCTGCATCAACTTGCTGAAGCACCCTTGAACCTGCTCGTCTTGGAGCAGTCTCTGGTAGACTACTAGAGCACGGTTTCCGCCTTTAGCAAGCAGAAGGTCGTCGTTTGGGCGCACGATGGTGTTCCCCTGACCCGTGAAGGGTGAGGAGGAACCGAACATGTAGATGGACGATAGATTGTAAGGATCACTCGTATAACGAGCGACCTCACCGGTTGGAACTGGTGCTGTTTTGAAACGCTTTGACATCCAGATCTCGTGCGTTGCCTTGTTGGTTAGTTTTACCCGGTCAGTTTGCGAGGGAGAAGTTGAGAGGTGGTTGCGGTTGTCCGTTCACGGAGTATTGAATAGCCACACGGTACACCCCGTTTTCGCCTTCAGATTTCCAGTCTCCGATTACTGAGAGTTCAGAAACTGCGGGAACATTTTGATATATGCTGTATTGTATTGCTGAATTTATTTGTGCCGGGTCCATTATTTCCAGAACGTAGTCGCCAATTCCGTAATCCGCACGCATCACTCGCTCGTAGTAGCGAGTTTCGATCACGCTGCGAATCTGCTGTGTGACAATTTCGTATGCGTCCGCAACTCTCAGGTTGCCGCCAGAAATGCTCAAAGGGTACGACAATCCTCGCACTCCCGGAGACAAGACAACAGGTTCGCTCATCGAATGTACCTCCGGGAAATTTGAAACTCAAGTGCGTTCACTCTTTTGCGAACTTCCTCTTTCGGAAGATCACTTTCAATAACTTTTCGAATCTCTTTGCGAAGAACATCGAGATTCAACGATTCGTAGTAATTTATGTCCACAAGGGAACCCTCGTTGTTTTCTCCTGAAAGAAGGGAAGTGCAGAGCGCTTCGAGGGAAACACCCTGCTCTTCCGCTTTCCTTTCAAGTTGAAAAAACAAGGAGTCCGGGATTCTGAGGTTTAGGTCCCTGTACATTTGACTCCTTAGTTTGATCACTGATTAGACTGTCCCAGACCTTGAATATCGAGTTCTTGCTGCATCTTGCCAACGGCAACACGGATAAGATCGATTTGGATCCGCTCCAGTGTCGGAACCGGGGTGACGAATACCTTGGCATTCACCACGCCGTTCTCGAGATCCTCGGGACGGTTGATGCGGTCGTCGCAGATAACCTGGAAGGCATCGCGAGGCTTCGAACCGAACAGAGCACCCCGTACATACAGCTGGTTGAGAACGCTGTTGCCGATGGAGATGATCTGGTTGAACACCACACCGAAACCGTCGATCACGTTGAAGATCTGGCTATCGAAGGCGTTACGCAGCGAGCCGTACACCACGTTGAGGATAACGCGAGTGTTGATGAACTGGTACAGGCGCTGTTGTGCGTCTGCTTCGTTCACACGGCAACGGCCACCCCAGATGAACACGGCGGTTTGCGGGTAACCAGGCAGTGTGCGAACCACGTTGCAACCTTTGGGGTTGAGGAGGTTCTGCTGCGAGGAGTTCACAGGCAGCTGTACGCCAAGGGCATCAGCCAGCTGGTACTTCACACCGGCAGGCGGGAACTGGTATCCCTCGGCACGGTAGCGGCGCAGGGCCACACCGGTCACATAGGCAGACGGGGGAATGAATTGACCAGCACCGTTCTCGATGTAAGGACCGTAGAAGGCAATGAAGCCGAAGGGGTTGAAGTAACGCTGAGAATCGTCCAGCAGACGGTTCACAGTATCAACACCAGCTTCCACAAACTCAGCCTGGGCAACACCGTTGAAACCAACACCACGCAGAGCGTCATTGATCAGCTCGGTCGGGGTGATTGCGTCGAAACGCCACAGGTTCTTGGGCACGCCTTGCTCAGGAGTGTAGACCATTTCAACTTGGCTGCCATAGCAGGGGCTGCCATAGGCGGTGAGGTCACCACCCAGGGTGTCTGCCTTGACAACAACCCACTCGTAAGTACCAGCACCACTATCAACAACGGTCAAGCGGTCGCCAATAACAACGGGAGTTACACCGTCAGGGGCAACACCAGGAGTGCCGACAACGTTGAAGAAGGTTCCAACCAGATTGCTCTTGATT